CATGAAGACAACTAGCCTTATTGCTCTATCATTCACAACCGCCGTATCATTTATTTGTTCGTATGTATACAAGTTAACAATGGATAATTTTGAACAATATTCAAGTTTACTGGCCGTAGTAGCATTAGATGGATTTTTTGGTGTAATGGCTGGCATTAAACGAGAAGGATTTCAAACCAATAAGGCCATCAAAGTTTTAAGAACGGGATTCACTTGGATCTTAATATTAACGGTGCTTTTGTTTGTAGAACGTGGGTTCAGAGGAACAAGTTGGTTGAGTGAAACCGTAATCATACCATTCATTGTGTTTCAGATCATAAGTGCATTGAAGAATGCTTCCATGATAGGATGGATACCATCAACTCTTTTAAATGAAATCTTGGATAAGATTGATTTGCATAAAGGAGAACGTAGAACAAATACAGATCCAAAAGATAATACACCCGTAATATAAGGATAAAATGAGTTTAGATGTTACAAAAATTAAACAAGTTCCATTGCGAGAGTCGCAGTACTTCAAAGAAGAAGCCAAAAAAACACAAATCGTATTGCATCACACTGCTGGGAATAGTTCCGGAGTAAGCACAATCCAGAATTGGAACACCGATGACCGCGGTCGTATTGCTACTTGCGTAACTATATCAGGTAAAGGATTGTCTCGAGATACATATGATGGAGAAATCTGCCAAGCATTTTCATCTCGCTTTTGGGCACATCACCTAGGCATTAAAGGAGATGTATTTCGCGCCGCTGGAGTGCCTGCTATAAATTTAGATAAACTATCAATTGGCATTGAAATTTGTAGTTGGGGGCCGTTAGAAAAACGAGGTTCAAAGTTTTATAACTATGTAGACCGCGAAGTTCCTGCAGATCAAGTTACTGAATTGGCAACACCGTATAAAGGATATAAATTCTATCACCGCTATACAGATGCTCAAATTGAATCTGTTAAAAATCTTTTATTGTATTGGAAAGATGCATACGGAATTGATTTAACATATCATGAAGCAGATTTGTGGTCAGTGTCTAAACGTGCACTTCGTGGTGAGAATGGTGTATATACTCATAATTCATATCGTAAAGACAAATCAGATATTCATCCATGCCCTAGGATGATTGCCATGCTTAAATCATTGCAATGAATTATAAACATATTGCCGTATCTATAACAATATTTTTATTAGCACAAATCGTAGTGTGGGCTCAGGTAAATGGTCCATTATTATGGCAATGGGCAAAAACATATAAATTTATGTTGATGCTAGTAGGTGTACCCATAACATGGGCGTTTATGGAAGCTACTCGTTATGCTGTATCCGGATTTGGCGGACAATTTTGGCCAGGTCGATTTATATCATTTGTTACTGGAATTTTCATATTTAGTATAATGACATACGTGTTTAAATCTGAAACTATAAATCTAAAAACCGGCATTTCATTGATGCTAGCATTCGCTCTTATCTTAATACAATTGTTTTGGAAATAACGATATTTATATTAAAAGAAAATATATCATGAAAATACGCAAATATAATCTTCATGAAGATCGCCAGTTGTATGCCATGTTAAAAGAAGCGCCGATTTTAAAATCATTGGCTGCAAAACATCCAGGCTGGAAACCAGAAGAAAACTGGACTGGACCATATGCAAAATATGAAACGTTATTGAAACAATTTCAAGCTAAACCATTTCCATTAGATTTTGGGAAAAAAGCTGGTTATGAAATGTTAGTTAGTAATGATTATATCAATTTCTACGAAAGCGGAGATGCGTATTCAACTAATAATGCTCAAACAATGGGCTATGGCGTATTAAAAAAATATCCTAAGGCAATAACATTATTTTCAGATTCTGGCGAAACCGGAGAAGATGATGCAGTAACTGGATATATCACAATAACCAATGGAAAACCTACATGGAATAAGGTTTCTCCGGAAGAATCAAAACAAGAAGAATCAAATCCATACTTAGATGGATTTCAAATGATTTTAGATTTTGGTGGTTTGATTCCTGGTTTTGGAGATGCTCTTGATATCATTAATGCAGCTATATCATTTCTTCGTGGTAATTGGGTAGATGGATTTATAAGCATAATTGGTGCTATTCCTGTTGTAGGAAGTATGATTTCCATACCATTAAAAGCTGTAACCAAAACATTCAGCAGAGCAGGAGATGTGCTTAAAGCCGCTTTCCGTTCCGGAAAATCTGCAGATGAACTTTGGTTGCATATTAAAGCTTCTGGAAAATTAGATAAAAAACAACTTGGTATGCTTGTTAAAGGAATGGATGATGTATCAGACTATATTACCAAGTTTCGTAAACAAGCTGATTTTGTGTTACCAGATGCTGCAGTTAAATCATTAGATGAATTTGCTGCATTCTTGGAAAAACAAGGCAAGGGTGCTGCTGAAGTATTTGGAAAGGCAGCAAAAGGCTCAGATGAGGCAACGAGTGCAATATTAAAAACACGTAAAGAATTGAATACCATTCCTGGTTTGAAACGTTTAGTTGGGGGTGGAATACTTCGAAGATTGGTTAATTTATTTAGTGGCGCATTATCACCAAAAGAATTAGAAGCGCTGCGAGGTGCAATGTCAATGAAATTTTTCCGGAATATGGACAATCCAGGAAAATTAACTACATTATTACAAACTTCAGTTGGCAATCAAAAACTCATTAATAAATTCTATGATACAATTGATGATCTAGGTCGCGCAAACAAATCATTCAAAATAAAAATGGATGCTGCAACTAATCTAAGCTCATTCGAAAAAAACTTTGAGAGTAAACTACAATTTTTAAAGAAAAATGCCCCAGAAGCATATGATGATATTAAACGAGATATCATCAATCATGCAACAGAAACCGATAATCCTTTGTATAAAGGCTTCATGAACAATGAAATTAATGGATTAGGATCATACTTCAGCAAAGATTATGCAGATATAATTGGATGGAAAGGCATTAAAGAACGTTTCAGTAACCTAATTCCAGTCATATGGAATGAAATTAAAGATTTAGGATCGGACGTGTTAGCAGAAATGGGCTTCGAATCAGAAGATGATGTTGATGCATTATTTTGGCCATTAATGAAAGCAACCGTGAATGCATTTGACTCCGGCCCTGAATCTGTAGTTGGCACTGCAAAGGGAGGAATCTCCGGAGGACTAAAAACCGCAGGAGAAATTGATGTTATCAGAAAAGGCGCCGAGTTTGTAGGAACTAAAGTAGGAGCTATCAAGAAACCAACATCATACAACCCGGAAACAGAATTCGAAATAGTTCCAGACACAGATCCTCGTCTACAACAACAGAAAAAAGAAAAAGAAAAACGCATACAACAAACCCGTCGAACCTTATAAAACATGAATATCATAGAAAAGACAGCAAAGCATATTGCACGTAAAGCGGTTCTAACTGAGGCAGAATGGATGGATTTGATGGCGGCTACTGATGCCGTTGAAACCACCCAAGGTCAATGGCAGCATCCAGGTCGTTGCACTGTGATACCAAGCGGACAAATCACGATGCGTCGCGTACCATATCGCATTCTAGCATTTGATGAAACTGGTCATACCAAAATAATGCACCCGGAACAAGAATATGCATTTCCTGGTAACCGAGTGTTTGAAATACCACTTAACGGTCAACAACAAACCTTGTTAATGCAGTTACAAAACAAATTGAGAAGTTGGAGGGAATTATGACACAGAGTAGAGGTTTAGGAGATGACATCAAAAAGATTACCAGGGCTACTGGTTTAGATCAACTTGCAAAACACATTGCACGGATACTTGATGAAGATTGCGGATGTGATGATCGTCAAGAATGGATGAATGAAAAAACAAAGAATTGGCCAATATATAAAAAAAGAAATGGAGATAGATAATGGCATTGATAAATAAGACAGGTATTACGAATGGTAGTACTATTCAAGCAGAACATGTTACTCGTGCAATTGATGCATTGAGTGGTGGATCCACAGATTCCGTAATAGCATCGGGATCATTCACCGGAGCATTTGCTGGTACGGCTAGCTTTGCTGATTCAGCATCAAGCGCAGTTTCTAGTTCATTTGCCGTAACAGCTTCATACGCATTGAATAGCCCCGGAGGTGGTGTAACAATCAACAACAATACTAGTGATTATTTAATAACAGCAACCGGTACGCCAAATACATTAAATGCACAATCAAATTTAAAATACACCGGAAATGCTTTGTTGGTTACCGGATCATTGGAGGTTAGTGGAAGCATAACAGGTTCGGCTGGTGTTATTAATCAACTCACAGCTTCATTTGCTTCCTCAGCATCTAGAGCAGTTTCTAGTTCATTTACTACCACCGCATCATTTGTTACACCACTCAATCAAAATGTAACTATTACCGGCAATCAAACAATTAGCGGGTCATTAACTATTACAAATGACCTAACCGTATTAGGTTCTTCATCAATTCAATATATTACATCATCTCAGCTTAACATTAATGACAACATCATAACAGTTAACACATTTACACCAGCTGTTAGATTTGGTGGATTATCTGTTATTGATTCTGGATCATCGCCAATACAATCCGGATCATTGCTATTTGATTCGCAAAACAATCAATGGATATTTGTGCATCAATCTGTTCCTGGCACAACAGTTACTAGTTCTGTGTTATTAATGGGACCGCAAACTTTTAATAACGTAGGAAATGAAACTGCATTAACAACTAATAGATTGCCTAAGGTATCTGCTGCTGATTTAGGAGAACATTTAACTGATTCGAATATAACAGATACTGGAAATACGGTATCAATAAACAGCAATACAACAGTAACGGGTAGTTTAACAGTAACCGGTTCTGCACAGATTACTGGTTCTGCACGGATTACTGGATCATTAGCAGTAACACGAGATGTAACTGTTGGTGTTAGCGGAACAAGCAGTTTTATATATTTTCCTAATACTACAAGCAACTTTTCTAGTTCTATAACAAGTGATTGGAGCCAAAATACAGTTAGAATGAATTTAGGTAATTCATCAATCCAAGTAACACAAGATAGTTGTTTATTATCACCATCAAACGGAGCTGCTAGTTTTTCAGTTAGTGCCGGAAATCACAATTCGATACTTAAAATTAACAGCGTTGATAGATTCGTAATTTCAGGCTCGGGTACTACAAATACAAGTTCTTTCATGAATACAAACGTGTCAATTGGAAAAACAACTGCAAATGCTCGTTTAGATGTTTCTGGATCCGCAATCATATCAGGATCTGTTTCTATTAATTCTAGAAACACATTAACTAATACGACTTTACTCAGCGTTTTGGATGCTAGTAATCGAGGATTTTATTCTGTACCTAGTGTATCGCAAAGTTTTGATTATTTTACTATAAGTCAACCTGGGGATACTGCTATAATAGGATCGACAGGTGAAAGTTTAATTATTGGTGCAGGTAATGGTGCAGCATGGAGATTTGTTGGTAATAGTACTCCTCCGATTGATGGAATAGTTCATACTAATGCTAATGTTGGGTTAGGAACCAGTACCCCAGCATATCTTTTAACACTTGCAAGTGACAGTGCTGCAAAACCTTCAACCAATACATGGACAGTCTCCTCGGATCAAAGATTAAAAGAGAACATTGAAGAAGCTGATTATGATACTTGTTATAATGTCATTAAAAATTTACCATTAAAACGATATACATGGAAATCTGATGCATACACAACGGAACAAGTTAAAGATCGTAGCAGATTAGGTTGGATTGCACAAGATGTCGAAGCAGTATTCCCAAAAGCTATCGATATCGTACCATTTAGTGGCAGTGGTGATTTTTACATTGAAGATTGTAAATCATTAAATGCAGATCAAATTTATGCGGCAATGTATGGAACAGTTAAGAAACTTATACAAGAAAATGAAACATTAAAATCGGAACTACAAGCAATTAAAACACATTTAGGTGTGTAATAATTTGCTTTTAATATTTATATAAAAGGATCATAATGAAACAGCTCACCGAATGTGATTGTGGATGTGGCGGCGTAACAGCTAGCTGTCAAGGCAAAGAAACCAACAATTACATGTTCTTTCAAAACTTGAAAACAATTCAGCACGCGGTTGGTGAATTGCTTGAAATGGATCCAACAAAAATAGATAAACTATTAAGTGCAGGCCATGGCTGGGCTATAGATCATATAACAACTTCTGCAGATGATGTAGAAGAAGTATATCATTTCATTACCAGTAATTTTGGTCATGATACACAAGATTCATACAATTCTCAACAACCACAATTCGTTCCGGTTGGGTTTAAAAATCATCTTAAGCAATCAATGAATGAGAAAATTCAAAAAGTAGATGGAGGTTGGGCAGTATATCCAAGCAAAGGCGGAAAACGTTTAGGAACACATCCAACCAAAAAAGCTGCATTGAAACAATTAGCTGCAATAGAAATCGCAAAACACCGTAAGTAATGAGTTACTTGAATGCCAATATACCAACCATAACATGTTATATTCGAAATGAATTTATGTTTAATCACGAACGAGGACGTGGAGAATTTACGGCAGCAGATGTTCATGCTGTAGCATCTATTCAAAAACGAACTCCATTGTTTGAAGCATTTCTAGAAAATGGTGTCAACTGGACTCGTAGACCAATTCATGCATTTTGTTGGAAACGAGATGCAGAAACATTGCCGTTAACGGAACATGTTTATTGGGATTGTTTTTCATCTTATATCGATGTTCAAGTTCGAGAACGGTTAGCTGGCCTACGAGCTGATTTAATTTCAATAACCGGAGTTAAACGTCAAGGTGTGTACATGTTTACATTAGATTGGAGCCATGAAAACCGCAACATGTTAGATACTAATTTTTCAGAAACCCCAGAACATAAGTGTGGTCATGTATTCAAAATGGATAATGGAAACTATTTTATATATCCTAATAACCGAATCATATGGATTGATACGGCTTGGACATTTAAACGAATTGATCGTAATCCAGGATACAAAATAGATATGACAGTATATTCAGTTGAAGGTAAAGCTGGCTATGAAACTGATTATTCATACATGACTGAATTCAAACAAGATAAACCAACGCAATGATATTTATTAATATGAAACTACGTAATTTACTTTTTGAATCAAAATCAAAACCAGAGACATTTGAAACATTTGCAGACACCCGAGAAGCTGGTGCTGAGAAGATTGCCGACACGGCTCATAAAAAAGGTGGATTGGCACTTTTAACATGGCATCATTTCAAAGTTAAACTGCCTTATTACAAGCGAGCAGCAGCAGGACGTTTTGATCTAGAAAAAGCAAAAGCTGAGTTTGATGCTACATATAAAAAAATATCTACTTCAATGTCGCAAACCGAATTTCAACGCGAAATGGGTCGATTAGAAGTATTAGGTGAATTGATCATCAGAGAGGAAAAAGGACGATGATTCAACTTAAATCATTACTTACAGAAGGCGCTGCGTTAACTAGTGAATTTTTACATCGCATAATGACGTGGGAAAATAGCATCAAAGCTGGATGGAATGCTAAAAAACAACGTTGGTTTCCACATGGTAGTATTGAAGGCGGTACTGGAACCATTGCATATGGTCACAAACTGACTAGTGATGAAATTGCATCAGGTCGTTTTGCTAACGGTATAACACAACGAGAAGCAGAAAAACTACTAAAGGATGATTTATATGCTGCTTCTAAAAAAGTAGAAGCCATGATCCCATCATACCATAGTTTACCAGATTCAGTACGCCAAGGACTTATTAATGCAGCATATCGAGGCGAATTAAAATCTACGTATCAGACAGTTAAATTGATGAATGCAGGTCGTTGGCGAGAAGCTGCAGCAGAATATCTAAATCATGATGAGTATACATCTGGAAAATATCCAGGTGTAGCACAACGAATGAAATGGAACTATGATCAATTTGCAGCATATGGTAAAACAAAAACTAAAGCAACACAACCAGCAACGAAAAAATCTGCAAAACCAAGACCATATACTGTAAAAGCTGGAGAAACATTGGGTGGTATTGCAAACCGACACAACACAACAGTTGCTGATATTTTAAAGAAAAATCCAAAACTAAGTGCAGATAAAATACAAGTAGGTCAAACAATTCAGATCTAACTTGGATGTTTTTGTGATTTTTCATATATTAAGTTATGAATTTAGATGTAGTTATGGAAAATTTTATGATGCGCCTTTTCATTGAATCAATCAATGCATTAGAAACACCAGACTGGCAATGGCCTGATTCGTGGAATAGTCCTAAAAAGCAGAATTTTTTAAAACAATCAATGAATTACGCAGAAAAACATGAGTTATATGAACAGTGTGCTATTATCAAAAAAGTCCAAGACCAACTCAACGAAGCATAGTACGCCGAGAGGTCGTTGGCAAGTAATACTCCACAATGATGATCGTATTACATTTGATCACGTCATCGAATCATTAATGGATATTTGTGGTCATAATGAATTTCAAGCTCATCAGTGTGCATTGATTACACATAACCGTAAACGTTGTTCAGTGTTTGTTGATAAGTATGATGCGTGTGCATATGTACATAAACAGCTTCGAGCAGTCAGATTAACAGTTACCATAGAACCATATGAAAAGCGTGATTAAATTAATTCGTCGCATACAGATAGGTTTCCTTCATGCGGCATACCATCGATGCATGAGACGTGCTGACGTAGAGCGTAAGGCGCGGAATATTGTGGAGTTTAAAAAATATGTTTATCGTGCCGAAGATGCATGGCGCAAAATAGTTGTATTAACAGAAAAAATCAAACAAAATGGGTAAAAAAGCAGTACACACCGGTATGTCACCAAAAGACCGGTCAATCAACATCATGGACAAATTCATTGCCAAGAATGAAAAACGAAACAAAAATAAACCGGTGTTGAGCGCCAGACGAAAAGATCCGAATATTCCAATTCATATGTGGCCATTAAAGGATCAAATTGAATATTGGGACAATCGCACAGCTGCGGATCGATTTGATGATGAGTATCCTATTTATTCATATTGGATTGATGCAGTGCAAAAACAAAGCCGGGTACATTCCACATTCTTTGCAGATTATGCAATTAAATTAAAACCAGAATTGACTGAAATGTTTGCACAGAAAACACCAGTTAAAGAAGCCGTTAGCATGCTGCGTAAGCATGGAGTATATTAATGGAAACAAAGCAGTATAAATATATTTATGGCATTGGCCGATCTTCACTAGATATTCCAGAAAGTGATATCCGATATGCCATGGAGAATACTAAATCAAATGCCGAAGCAGCTCGGTTTCTCAAAGTTTCATTCACAACATATAAAAAGTATGCTAGAATGTATGTGGACAGAGAAACCGGGAAGACGCTGTATGAAATTCATAAGAATCAATTTGGAGTAGGTATTCGAAAAGATTCGGCACGTGCTAGTAACGGTATATATTCAATTGATCGAATACTGCTAGGAGAACATCCAAACTATCCAACTTGGAAACTGCGTAATCGATTATTGGCTTTGGCGGTGTTTCCAGAAGAATGCACATCATGTGGTTATGCAGAACGCAGAATAACAGATGACACCGTGCCTTTGCTATTGGATCACATTGATGGTGATGAAACCAATCACCGTGTAGAAAATCTGCAAATGCTGTGCTTGAACTGCTACTATCAACAAACCGGCAATCCATTCAACCAAGCCAAAGAACGTTACTGGAACTACAATCTACTTGATTGATATTTATTAATATGGTATCGCTTAAGGCTCTTGTTGTAGAAGGACGTTATGATTCACTCGTAACCCAACTATCACGTCGTTTGTTGGGTATTGTTAAAGACAGTTATTCGGCTGTTGCAGATCCAAAAGGCAAATTTTCCGGACAACGAATTGCATTCAAATCCGGCGAACCGGTACCTGATATCTTAGATGATTCTCAATTCAAACATGTTTATTTTGAAGAAGTAGAAAATGCAACAATTCCACTAGAATTCTATCTGGAACTTAAGGTGCAATGGATTGAAGGTTTAGGAGATTTTCGTTACGGAGGAGATGCCTACAACAACACAGGAACCGATTCGCCAGATCCTCCACTCATTGAAATTCGATTTGAAATAGATCCTGCAGATTATCCAAATATTCTAAGCGAGGTGGCCACCGAACTACGAGACATTCTGCGGCATGAAATTGAACATCTAACGCAAAGTGGATGGAATACATTGGATGGTAAGTATATTGCATCAGATCAAGCACTCCGCAAAAAGATTGAAACTGGGAAACTGCCAGCAGCTCGATACTTTACACTGCCCAAAGAAACGCCAGCCATGATTCAAGGTTTATATCATAAAGCCAAAAAGAGTAAACAGCCTTTCCGAGACGTGGTTAATGCATACTTGAATATATGGCAGGATAACGGCACCTTGACAATGCAGGATAAGGAATATATATTAAATGTATGGAGAACATATCTCCCTAAATTAGCAATACGTCAGGAGTTGTGATGCAGTATATTGATGAAGCTTGTTGGAAAGGTTACCAGCAATATGGAATGAAAGAAAAAGATGGACGACAAGTACCAAACTGTGTTCCCGTTGAAGAAGCTGAATCATATTGTGAACAATGCTTGGTTGAATATATCAAAGAAGCATACGCTACAGACAAACCAGAATACATTGAATTAATTCAACCGGGCCTCAATGAAGCAGAATATCAAGGCCGCAAGGTGCAATTAGGTAAACCAATGCGCGGTGATGTTCGCAAATATAAGGTATATGTAAAGAATGCTAAAGGCAATGTGGTGAAAGTTAACTTTGGTGATCCCAATATGAAAATCAAACGAGATAACCCAAAACGAAGAAAATCATTCAGAGCTAGACATAAATGTAGTACTGCTAAAGATAGAACTAGTGCTAGGTATTGGTCATGTCGAATGTGGTCTACTACACCGGTATCAAAGATTGTATAAATATGCCAGTTGTATATCAACATATCAATTTAATAACTAGTAAATGTTATATCGGATGGACTTCTAATTCAATGGAACATCGATGGAATCAACATGTAACTGAATCAATTAAAAAGTCAATAAATACTAAATTTCAGAACGCATTACGAAAATATGGTGTAGAATGCTGGGAACATAAAATTTTATTTGAGTGTGACACTAATGATGAAGCTAAATCTAAAGAAATTGAACTAATTGAATCATATGATTCGTATTATAATGGATATAATTCAACAAAAGGCGGAGATGGCAACAATTGTATTATTATGTCAGCTGAATCTAATATGAAACGAAGTGTTGCTCAAAAAGGTAAGCCGAAAAACTATGATAGAATGTTAGGTAAAACACATTCTGATGAAACAAGACGAAAGATAAGTGAATCACATAAAAATAAGAAAAAGCCATGGGTGAAGTGGTCTCCGGAACAGATACGATCTAGATCATTGAAACGAAGATCGTTAACAGAAGATCAGTTTAATTTAATGAAGAACTTAAAACAATTAAATATTTCTTTAAAAGAAATTTCAAATCAACTTAATGTGTCATACGATGTAATCAAAAAATGGCATTCTCGAGAAATTTGGTGATTTGAAATTCGAAAACAATTTCATATATTTATTAGTATGGAAAAGATTCAAGTAACGATGCAGGAAATATGGGAAGCTACACGGCCCATTGTGCAGAAGAACAAGAAGAAATACAACAGAAAATCTAAACATAAGAAGAAAAATGATTTAGATTAAAGCAATGCTAATTTCCTAGTAGTTTATTGGGACATCATAATTAGATTTTAAAAATCATACGATAAGGTTGGATGTTAGATGTTTATTTCATATATTATAGAAAAATAAAAGAGCTATGAAAAAAACAAAAACAATCGGCGTCGTAATGTATACGCCAGAAGGAAATGCGTATATTTCCGAATTAGGTACTGGTAATGATATTACCGAATTGTTCCGTCCTGTAATGGTAAAACATGCAGTTGACCACAACGAAGCCTTGGAATACGATCGCGAAACGGGTCGTGCAAAAAGAATTTCAATGGATGAAATTAACCAAGAAAGAATTGAAACCGTATCAGAACAAACTATGCCTAAACAAGAAATGGATGCAACGTTAGCATTGATTCACAATGCACATAAGATTAAACCGGCTAACCTAGAAATGTCAGACATCAAATGGAAATATTTGGTTCGTTCTGCGGTTAGAGGTAAAAACATCATGATGGTAGGACCTGCAGGTTGTGGTAAGACACAAGCAGCAAAAGAACTTCCTAAGGCAACTAACCGTCCTTTTTTCTATTTCAACTTAGGTGCAACCCAAGATCCTCGAGCAACACTTATTGGTAATACACATTTCAAGGATGGTCAGACAACATTTGATGAGTCAGCATTTGTGAAATCAATTCAAACGGAGAATGCAGTTATTCTATTAGATGAGTTATCCAGAGCACACCCAGAAGCTTGGAACATCTTGATGACGGTGTTGGATGAAGGTCAGCGTTATTTGAGATTGGATGAAGATGTTAATTCACCAACCATTCGAGTAGCCCCAGGAGTATCATTTATCGCCACAGCAAATATTGGTACGGAGTATACATCAACCCGAGTATTGGATAGAGCTTTAATGGATCGTTTTGAAATCATCGAAGTTGATATCTTATCTTTGTCCCAAGAAGAAGATTTATTGACAAAACGGTTTGGCGACAAAGTATCCAGCAACCTTATTCATTCCGTAGCAGATATCGCAGATGCAACTCGTAAAGAATGGAGATCGGAAGAAGGTAAACTTACCACAATGATATCAACTCGTATGACGGTGCGCGTATGTGAGTTGTTGTCAGACGGATTTTCATTGTCAGAAGCTGCTGAGGTTGCAATACTTCCTTTCTTTGATGCATCAGGTGGTACTGATTCTGAAAGAACTTTTGTTAAGCAGATTGTTCAAAAGCACATGGCAACTGAAATGAAAGACATCTTCAATACCGAAAAAGATGATACAGTTGGAAATGATCTCCCATTTTAATTTTTCATAGCTCAAAAAGAAACAGTTACGGCAATCTATAAAAATCACCATTCGTTAACCAGCGTGATCTGTTTCTTTTTTTCTTGTATTCGGTTGGATCTTAACCGGAAATTTCATATATTATAGTATAAAATAAAAGTATGGCAAAGAGAGATAAATCATTTCAAACTCCACGTTATGCATCAAGCTTTTGGCTGGACCGAGACTTTGATACAGATTTCACACGAGAAGGAGGCGGTGTTGACTTGGCCAAGTTAGCTGCAGCACAAAGAGCAATTGGTAATTTTGTTAACATTGTTACCGGCAAACAAATTCCAGTAGTATTTCAAAGTTCGGATAACAGTTACACAGATGGCGAACGTGTTGTTATTGGAACTAAACTAGAAGATAAAAACTTTGATCCAGCTGTCGGATTGGCTCTGCACGAAGGTTCTCATATTCTATTGACAGACTTCAACATGTTTCTAAATGCAAACAAAGTTAAGACTTCATATATTGAAAACACAGTATTTGCAAACATCATACGCCTGCAAGGTTGTGACCCGAACATGACAATGACAAGTCGAGACTTCACAATCATAAAAGATTTATTGAATTGGATTGAAGATCGTCGCATTGATTACTACATCTATACCACAGCTCCAGGATACCGCATGTATTATGAGGCAATGTATGCTAAATACTTTGAAGATAAGATCATTGACAAAGCTTTGCAAACTAATGAGAAGTGCACCGAGACATGGGAGGATTACTTATTTCACATCATCAACTTCACCAATCCTAATCGAAATCTCAATGCACTGCTAGCATTGAAGGCGGTTTGGTCAATGATTGATCTTAAAAATATTAGCCGTTTGAAATCCACGAATGATGCCTTAATGGTAGCAATCGAAGTTTATAAAACAATTAAACGGGCAGTAGCTGAAGCAGAAGCAGAGTCTAGAAAAGCTGAAGCCGCATCTGAAATGAAACAGCAAGGCAGCGGTGGTGCCGGTGGTGAAGAATCAGTAGAAGATGCTGATGTAGCTGATGATGTTGAAAATGGTGAAGAACCGGATGGCGACGAACAAGAAGAATCACACGGCGCCGGTGGTGTAATGAATTCTAAGGAACAAGAAAAACTAAGAAAAGCTATTGAAAAGCAACGGGATTTCTTGAATGATAACACAAAGAAAACTGGTCGCATTACTAAGAAACAAGCAAGTATTGTTAATGCACTTCGAGATTCAGGCACTGAAATTAGATCGGTAGACACTCAATCCGAAGGTGCTGGCACTGCTAATTTAGTAGACACGGTGGTTATTAAAAAACTAACTCCAGGCATCGTTTGTTCAATTGACAGCATCTTTGCATCGAATTCTGCAGATTATATAAATGGCACTAGAAATTATGCAAATGACTCAGCAAAAAGATCTTGGAATTGTCGAGGAATTCAAGAAAATGATGAAGCAGTCGTAAAAGGTGTTATTCTAGGAAAACAATTAGGTTGCAAGTTGCAGATCCGAGATTCAGAACGAACTCTTAAATCAACTCGATTGCAATCCGGCAAAATTGATAGAAGATTGATTGCCCAGTTAGGATATGACAATGTGAATGTATTTCATCGAATTGTTACGGACCGATACAAGAATTATTTTATTCATATTTCAATTGATGCATCAGGCTCAATGGCTGGAGATAAATTCCGAAATGCAATAACTTCTGCAGTAGCAGTTGCCCAAGCAGCATCAATGACAACTGGCATTCGGGTACAAATTTCATTGCGTGGCACGACAACGTTGTCAGGATATGAAAAATGCGTTACCTTATATGCCTATGATTCAGCTCACGATAAAACGAGTAAGATTAGAAGCATGTTTAAATATCTTTCTACATATGGCGTGACTCCAGAGGGAATGTCATTCAGAAGCATTGAACGGGATCTTAAGGCAGATGCAAAAGGAGATGAATGTATTTTTATTAATTATTCAGATGGCGAGCCAACCGACATCAATGGTGTGCAACGCGATTACAATGGAGTAGAATATACACGTCGAGTTGTTAACACGTTCCGCGAAGCTGGCATCAATGTTATTTCATATTTCATCTACAAAGCAACTATATGGGGTAATACAAAACAGAATTTTATCAGAATGTATGGTCCAGATGCGCAATTCATTGATCCGGTGAATATGACACAAGTTTCCAAAACAGTTAATGCAAAGTTCTTGGAAATGGCAGAATGATTCATTATTATATATAAAAGTTACAAATGCAAATACAAGTACATAACGACACAGCATACCAAATACTCCGAGCACAATTCATCACACACTTTGCTCCGAGATTAGATGAACAACCAAACATGGAATATGTACAATTGTACCGAGATTGGGTTGGGGCAGATCATGTTTTGAGAACTCCAACTCATTTTCTTTTTTGCAAAACAATAGCTGAAGCAGAATTTGAAATTATTGATTAATTTTACGTAATAAGTTATGACAGAACAACAAGTACAATTATTAGGATTTGAACGAGAGCATTATGTAGATACCACTGAAAACGGTTGGGCTGATCGATACTATTATTCACTTGATATAGCAAATGGATTCGGATTCATATCATGCTCGGATGATGATGTAGTAGACGGAGAATGGTATGTTGAGTTTTTTGATTCTGATCCAGCGATAAGATTTACAGATTTTGAAGAAGTTCAATCATTAATTAATTTAATCAAAAGTAGAGTTGTAAATGAATAATAAAGTAGAACTACTAGGATATTATGGAGATGATTTGATCCATGCATGCTCAGCTTGGACAAGTACATCTAGAGAACTTACTCCGGAGAAGATAGAACGCGTACCCAAGCTGTTAACCATGTTAGCATCAGAAGGTCACCATACTCCATTTGAAAAGTCTTCATTGCATTTTTTAGTTACAGTTGATCAAGCAACACATATTCATTTACTTAAACATAGAATTGGTGTTAGCATAAATGGTGAATCTGCACGTTATAAAGAGTTAAAGGAAGATAAGTATTACATTCCTGAGGATTGGGATAATAAATGGACTAAGATCCTAGGAGAGGTATCTAGAACTACGAACAATTTGTATCATGATTGTTTGGAAGAGCTCACTCCAATACTCGGACGTAAGAGAGCTAAGGAATCAGCAAGGTTCTTTAAGACTTTCAACTCACAAATCACAATGGACTTAATGTTTAATTGGAGAAGCTTTGCTCACTTCCAGCAACTTAGAAACAGCGAACATGCTCAAGTTGAAGTAAGAGAATTGGCACAGCAGATGCTAGACTTAGTTAAGAACATTGAAGGCAATCCTTTCAAACATACAATTGAAGCTTTTAAACTAAACTAGGCCATGTCAGACATCAAAATCATACATCTCAAGAGCAATGCTCAACGACTAGAAACCTGGATCGCCATGTGTAACGGAGACATTGTAGGACACATCTACATGGAGCGAGAAGAGAATATGCGCATCAAGTTTTTGGATGCTTGGGTTCATGAAGACCATCGACGCAAAGGTATTTACCGTATGCTGTGGGATGCACGTTGGCAGTATGTCGTAGAACGTTTTAAAGGTTACTTGATTTATGCTTGGTGCAAACCGGCTTCATTGCCGTTGCTGGTAGAGAAAGGCTTTGATACCGGAGAAACATGCACATATGTTGAAAAGATTGTAGAATAATGGTTGGATAATTGATTTTTTCTTCATATATTTAATATATAAATAAGAAGATAGGTTCATTGACATATTAGAAATAAAAAAAATGGGGGATTAGCTCAGCTGGCTAGAGCACCTGCCTTGCACGCAGGGGGTCAACGGTTCGAATCCGTTATCCTCCACGAAGCCTTAATTATCCTATAACAAATAGGGGACTTGTTTGGCTCCATGGTTGAATGGTTACAATACCACCCTGTCACGGTGCGTGGTACCGGTTCGAATCCGGTTGGAGCCGCAAGAGAATATGGCCCCATCGTCTATCGGTTAGGACGTTAGGTTTTCATCCTAGAAAGCGGAGTTCGATTCTCCGTGGGGCTACAGCAGTTACTTGACTCCGATAGTTAACAGTAACAGTCGTTAGAATTTCGGAAAATTCGTGAACGGCGGCGCAAGGTAAGAGGAACTTGCAACGGTAGAGTGCCATACACAAAAGAAACGAGATGTAAGGGTGATCTTGCATTGGTGCACAAATCTCTACCAAACTAGTCAGGTGGCGGAATGGTAGACGCTAGAAAACTGTAATGAGGTATGTCCAAACCTCACATTAAACAAAAAGGGTTTAACGCAGAAGTGCGGATGCCTTACAGGTTCGAATCCTGTCCTGACTACAATACGTAAACCTAAGTACCCATACCGCTGACGGTGGGCTAAGTAAGATACAATTTCGTACCGCGGGAAGTAGAATGCTCAGGAGCGTGTTTTTGAAACCTGTACCCTTGAAAAACTCGTATTTGAAGATAAGCAGGTTAGCTCCGAAATAAAAGGGTATGAGAATAAGGAGCAACATAGTCAGGTGGCGGAATGGTAGACGCTAACTCGCAGATTGATAAAGTGGTGATACGGCAGAAGTTCGTATTCAATCGTATAAGAACCATCACTATACAG